TCTGAGGAGCCTGCGCCGCCATTTGCATTACAGCTTGATACTGCATGATCCTCTGAGCCATCGTCGAGCTATTAGGATCAGATACAGGAATAACATGAACCATGTCATAGTCTTCCTGCTTAGCCATCCTCGTACCAGAAGCGGGATCGTACTCATACTCTGTAGGAGCGTAATCTCTAATGATTGATTTAAGAATCTTGAACTCTTGCTTCATAGAGTAATGAACCCGAGCCTGCACAGCAGACATCGTTTTCAATTGACGCTCTAACAAAGCTAACGTAGTTCCTACAGGAGAATTAGCAGACATATCACTGATGTTCATATCAGCAATAGATCCCAAACGTCTACCCTCTTCAGTGACTTTATCTAACAATAAAGCTAATACCTGTGATGGCTCCTTATAAGGAAGCATCATGATGTTGTCTTTGATAGAACCACTAGGTACGTCTACGTCTCTAAACTCGCCCGGAGCGATAGGCGTGTCGTCACCTTTAACTCGGAGTCCTCTAGATTTAAGACCGCCGGGCAGATTGCTTAATGTGCCAGCATCAATGAGTTGTCTAATAAGAGAAGTGCCGGCACGGGCATAACCACCAATAAGATGTATGAAACCAAAGCCATAAGCACCAAAGCCGGGTACATAATCATATTGAACAAAGTGCTGGCGCTTAAGTTTCTTCTCATCTGATTCATTCCAATTCCTGTAAATAGACAGAATCTTATTTGTACCTACATCAATTGTGATGATGTACGGTAAAGCAATCCCATCTTCATCTTCATAGCCGGGTAAGTCATAGTCAACCTGAATCTCATAAATCTGGTAACGGTCGTCATCAGTGACTGAGTAACCCTGCTCATCGGCCTTTTTCTTTTCTACGTCAGTGTGTAAATTACTAGGCTCGCCCAGATCTACATCAACATAGAAACCAGCAACTTGTAGTTTCTTAAGTTCATTCTTAGACTTACGCATGATGTGCGTAACTCTCTCAGCCGTTCTAGAATTACTAGAGCCGTAGGGAATAATCACATCTTCCGCAGGAACGTAGACAGAAGTTTGCCGTCCCAAACTGGGATCATAGTAAACTTTCTTAAAAGCTGATCCGGCCAATCCAAGATTAAACAACATACGCTCATGCTCAGGGCGATACTCAGGCATCTCCTCAGTGAGCTTGTAGTTCATGTCCTCCTGAACTCGCGCAGCCGCTTCAGTTTTAAGGCGGTCAATTGCACCAATAATTTCAGTTTTGACTGGCCCCGCCGCTGGGAACGTTTCAATAATCGTTTCACTCTGGAACCGAACCGCAGCTTCTGTAAGGATCGTAGAGAATACGCCGCAAGCACCGTTCCACGGCTCAGTACGTTCTTCATACTTCATCCCCAAAACATCGAGACCCTTGACATACATCTCCACCCAGTCTTTACGGGATGTGATGTCGCTAGAAACTTCCTCAACCAAATCAGATCCAATCGTAGCCAGTACGCTGTCATCTATAAATTCAGCCAAGTTGTCGTCAAACTTATCCCCACCGCCGGAGGGAGGAGTCAAATCAATCTCAATCCCATCTATCTCAATTGACATAGATTCAGGATTCTCAACTTCGATTTCAATATCTGGAGCCAGTGAATCTATGCCTTGTGGCATTTCGTATAAAGATTTTTCCATGAGAGCCTCAATAGTAAACGTGCTTCTTTCTGAAGCCGATTAGATCTTCACGCTCATCTGAATCGAGCCGCAAAAACCCACCTTGTCTGAAACGAATCAGAGCTTGTACACAAGCATCAACCAAGTCATCGTGATCTGCATTCGGAAACGCAGCCATCTGCTCGATCAACTCGTGCGCCCACCTCGTATCAGGTGCCCATACTTTACCCGACTTGAACAAATCAGTCACCGAATTTAGTCGCACAAACTTATCATTTCCTCTAGACGGGGTGTATTCACTCACCACAATCCCCATCCGCCGGAGTTCAAAAATTAGTGGAGCGCCAGCAGCCTTAGCTTCCACCACAAAAGCATCCGGCTCCCAATCCTTATAGTGGTTAAACGCTTTTTCTTTCAGTTCAGGAAACTCCATCCTCTTCTGGAAAGCATCTAACAGAATAATATTTATATCCTCTGGGTTTTCATTCAGGTGAAACACCCCAAGGGTCACGCAGGCGGAATAGTCTGATCTCTCATTCTTCGTAAAAGCAGTATCCCAACTCTGAATGATAAATTCACACCTAGGAGGATCCTCTTTCTCCCAGATCTTCCACCACTCTCGTTTAACTAAAGCACCCTCTTCTCCCGTGGGACTTTGTTGATATTGGGCGTTCCACTTACTAGGGGGAAGTTCATCTCTAAGAGCTTCTAGTTCTTCTAAACTCCAGAACTCTGGCCACAAAGGTTTTCCACTGGGCATGATCGCAGGTAACTCTATAACCTCCCACTCTTCCCCTTTATCCCTACTGGCTGCATCTTTAATGATCCTACCAGTCAGGTCTTTCTCCGACCAACGGGTCATCACAACAACAATCGTACCTCCCGGCTGTAAACGTTGCCTAGGGCCAGAGGTGTACCATTCATAAATCTTGTCAAAGACCGTCGGGTCTCCTTGAGCTAAAGCCGCTTCCTGCTCTGAATGAGGATCGTCAATAATCAAAAGATCCGCACCTTTTCCGGTAACAGTTCCCCCAACGCCGATAGCGAAGTACTCTCCGCCGCCATTAGTAGCCCACCGGCCAGCAGCTTTAGAGTCTTGCCGTAGAGAAACATTAGGAAATATTTTTGAGTACTGTTCACTGTCTACTAAGTTACGTACCTTCCTACCGAATCCCACCGCAAGGTCAGCCGTATTCGAGCACTGGATAACCTTCTTATTAGGAAACTTCCCAAGGAACCACGACGGCAACAGGTAACTAGCGAATTCACTCTTAGTATGCCGAGGAGCCATATTGATGATTAATCTCTTAATCTTCCCATTAGCAACATCTTCAAACTTCTTAGCCATTAAAGAGTGGTGTCTCCCAGAAACGAAACCGGGCCACATCGTCTTGATGTAGTCCATAAAAGACACCTGCGCCTTCTCCCGCACAAGCGCACTCTTATAGTCTTCCACCTCCGCTAAGAACAAATCCTTCTCGTTCTCCGGCAAACTATCAATCAACTCTTCCAGCTTCATGTGTGACTTTATTCAAGGTTCCTGAAGTTTATATACACAGGTCTAATCGTCCTACCCTGTCTATCCACCTTCTTTATAACACCTATATTCACAAGCCGTTTAATTATTTTAGAAGTATTTGACATACTCATCTTTCCACGCTGGTGGGCTATATCCTTCAAAGATGGACTGAACCCATACCTCTTCCACCACTCATCAATAATCAAAAACACTTCCTTCTGCACCGGGGTCATCTCTACCTCCATACACTCGTTAAACGTCTTGTCGCTCTTTCGAGCGGTCATCTTCTTGTTAATTTGAATCGCAGAAATCATTTGTAATTTCTAGGTTGTAGAAATGATTAATCATTTCTGCGTTGAAAAAAAATTCTAGAAAAATTTTTGTAGAAATCATTAATCATTTCTACCCGGGGTGTCTTCCCTGAACGCATGGGTGGGTATGCTGGGAATATTTTCTATGGGTGAGGGATCCAAATCTTTATCCAAAACCGATTCTTTATCTGACAGTTCGGGTGGAATAGTATGTATAGGATCTTGGGACTCCGCAACGCCGTTCGGGGGGGTCGGGAGTGGGTGGGTCTCGCCCGCAAGCTCGCGCAAAAGGGTGTCCGCCTCGACAAACGTCACATCCTCCGCGCCCGCATTGAGCATCTCGCGCAACTGCCCCATGATCTTGGCTTTGGTATCCTCGCTCGACCTGATGTGACGCACCTCGCGCCTCTCGGTGAACGCAGACACTTCCGTGACTGTGCCAAGTACCTTGCTCGCCTGTACCTTTGTCGCCTGTTTAGCTTCTGGGTCAATCAATACTTGGACAAGCGATTGGATTACCAACGACCTCAAGGCTTCGGGGGTGCGATGTTTACTCGCCTCAATCGCCAGCTTGTAGGCTTCTATCTCTGCCTGAATCCTTACGTCCTTGGCTAGCTCGTAAGGCTTACTCGCAAGCGTATGCTTGCTCGCGTTCGGCTTGTACGCTTTGCGGTATGCGTCAGCCTTAGTAGAACCCTTGGCTACCTCCTGTGCGAATGACTGCATCTTGGGTGTGATCGCCTTACGGGAAACGCCAAGAATGTCAGCCATTGGGACTTGCTCAAGCCCTTCCTTGATCTGCTTCCTTGTGAGTGTTTTCATCTCTCTGTCTCTCCTACATGATTGGGGGAATGGGAAGCAAAGCCGTTCCGCTTCGCTATGTCCCGACGGGGCGATTGGAACAGAAATGATTAATGATTTCTAGCCCTTTTATGCAGCTTGTTTTTGTAATGAATTTGTTTTCAAAATGATTTATTGATTCTCTGCATTTTTGAAACCAAAAGGATTACATAGGGAAATCCCCTAGCGTTGTTTTTAAAGGCTTTTTTCATACATGGCACGATTCTATTATGCTATATATATGTAAGGCACAATAAAACCTTACACTACAATGCAACCACCTACAAAGGATTGAAAATGACTTATCAATGCGAAATGCAAAACGCTTACGAACAAGGTGAGATGGAATCATTCCAACGCGATGCAAAAGAACAAAGCCGGATCAATGACGCTTTGTCCATTGGACTCTATGTCCTAGTCGCTAAGGTGCAACGCCACTGCCCCTACACCGATGCAACCCTTAGAGGTTTACATCCCCTGATGATAAGCACACACGCCACCCGCAAGCAAGCCGAAACCGCCTTGATAAACGCTTATGACTTCGATGAATGCCTCGTCATTCTGCCCCGCTTAGCTTAACCACTCCCGCCCCTTCGGGGGCTTTTACTTCAAAGGAAAAAACATGAAAAACACACAACCCGATAACTGCCACTTCTTCGCCTCATCCGCTTTCACCTACATCACGACCACCGACAAGCGAGACCTCCGGCAACTCATCAAGCACATGGACAAAGAGGGCTACGCATACAACCTGTTCCTTGTGCCTGTTCCGCATACCCACGAGTACGAGATCAACCTCTACCAACCGCAAGTTGAGGGGACTCAGTGGCTAGGCTTCTACGACAAGAAAAAAACGCGCTAAGCCATGCCTGAAGCCCTTGCGTGAGGGCTTTGGGGATTACTTACCCAACCACCAAAAGGAGAAATCATGAAAAGATATACACCCAGTCAATCCTTCGAATACAAAATTGCAAAGCAATTTGTTTCCGCCCTTATCAATGACGATGAATCAGGCTTGACCGATGACGAGGGGACGCAACTGTGGGAATGGGAACAAAACCTTCCCAACCATTACCACCTTAAAGCACCGATGCACAAGGTCTTTGATGTGTCACCCGATACGGGCGAAGATTTTACATTCTGCGAGGTTTGCGGTTTATGGGCTGACTGTGCCACCCTGACAGTTAATTACATTTAAAGGAGACCATCCGATGACTTACAACCCAACTATTGCATATCACGCCAAGCACGAACTGCGCGGGTGGTCTGAGGTTTGTCGCTATCCCGCAGACTGGGCGGGGTGGCACACCTTCGACAAAAGCATGATCGAGGAACTTCTAAAAAACGGCTCGCATGTTGTCACTTGCGGGTGGAACATGTACCAACTAATTGACGACACCACCAAGTAAAGGAGACCATCCGATGACTGCCATTGTTCTAGACACGCCCGAAAAGATCGCCCGCTTTCGCCTTCTAGCCCTTCGGGGGGCTTTGCGCCTTGAGATCGCGGGAATGAAAAAGCGGGGTCAATCCGCTTATCAAATCCTCAAAAACGAGGGCTATACCGGCACACGCGCCCAAGTTCTTGAGCAACTTCACAACCACCTAGAAGCAACCAAATAAAGGAGACCATCCGATGACCAACCTCAACCACCTTATCTGTGACGCTAAAGCGGGGAAACCCGCCACCCTGACGGACGTACAAAAGCACGACCTACTCTGCATGGTGAGCAAGTACTGTCGCACCGATACAGTCAACAAACTGGCGCGACGGATTAACCTTCCTTTGTCCCTTTGGCAAGATGCGGGGCTTTTCTCTCGCGTGACTGTGGACGATGACGGGGTGAAC